CGGGAAAAACAAGGGCACGCCCTTGCGTAGTCTCGGAGCGAAGTCGGTTGAGTGGTACGCTCAAGAGCCTGAGCCGCGCATCGGCAACAACGGCAAGCCATTCCCGCCGCGGGCTGAGGACGTGCGCCTCCGCAACGCCGCGCGCCAGCTGGTGCACGGCAACCGCGGCACGCTCGCCGCCGGCAGCAAAATCACGCTCGTCACCGAGACGCTGACCGAAGAGGTGCCGTTCTAAATTTAAAGGGCGCGACCAGAACTTCCCAGCCGCGCCCTCAACCCAGAAGCAAAACAACACAACAGAAGCCAGACAATGAACACCGAAACCGTCAAAGAAGAGACCCAACTCGCGGCCAGTCCCGCGGCCAAGATCAACAAGGCGCCGGTCACCTTCGGCGCGCAGGGCGTGCAACTCGCCTCGCTTGAAGATGCCTATCGATTCGCCAACGCCATCGTCGCCTCGGGCTTCGCACCGAAGGGAATGGAAAAGCCGGAGTCGGTCCTCGTCGCGATCCAGCTTGGCGCCGAGCTCGGCCTCACGCCGATGGCTGCCTTGCAAAATACCGCGGTCATCAACGGGCGGCCGGCAATCTACGGCGACGCTGCGCTCGCGCTGGTTCGCGCCTCGGGCCTGCTGACCTCGTACAAGGAGGAGGAGATCGGCGAGCCCAACACCGACGCGCACGGCTACCGCGTGACCGCTGCCCGAGGCGACGCCTCCACCGTCGAGACCTTCACGGTCGCTGACGCCAAGCGCGCGAAGCTCTGGGCTAAGGCTGGCCCTTGGACTGACTACCCAAAGCGGATGCTGCGCTTTCGCGCTCGCGGCTACGTGCTGCGCGACCTCTTCGGCGACGTGCTCAAGGGGCTCCGCACCGTCGAGGAGGTGCGAGACATCCCAGCCGAGCCGGTCAACGTCACGCCGCGCGGCCTCGGCGACAACCTCTAAGCACATTCCAAAATGGAAACTACACACGAAATCAAGAAGGCCGCGGTGATCGCTGCGGCCAGCGAACAAGTCCGCGCTCTCCTTGAGACGCACTACGATGCGATGCGAAAGGCCGCCGAGGAAAGCTTCGTCGACGACGAGACGCAGGCCGAGCCGAAGGCGAAGGCCAGCTTTACCATCGAGTGGGACGCGCTCGCGATGGCGCCCACGGTAACGGTCAAGGTCGGCTGGTCGGTGCGCTTCAAGGACGAGAGCGAAGCCGTCGTCGACCCGCTCCAGGCCAAGCTCGACATCGGAGGTGCTCAATGAACGCCGCGATTCGAGGCGAGCCGTCGGAGGTCTATCACGCGACGGACGCGATCTCGCATAGCAAGCTCGAGGTCTTCCGCCGCCGGCCGGCGCTCTACCACCGCAAGTACGTGCTCAAGGTCGTGCCTGACGCGGACTCCTCTGCGTTCGCCATCGGCCGCGCGACGCACGCCGCGGTGCTCGAGCCGCAGAGCTACGGCGCGCTGTACGCTCGCCGGCCAGACGGAATCGACCGGCGCACGAAGGAGGGCAAGGCGGCGTGGGAGCAGTTCGCTCAGGCCAACGTCGGCAAGACGATCCTCGACGCCGAGGACTTCGCGCTGGTCGAGCAGATGCGCGACGCCGTGATGGCGCATCCTGCAGCCTCTGAGCTGTTCCGCGCCGGCGAGCCTGAGCTTGTCTGGCGCAAGCAGTTCGCGACGCTCAACGTGCAGGCGCGCACGGACTGGTTCAATGAAGCAGGCTGCGCGCTTTGCCCGCGACCCTACGTCGTCGATCTCAAGACGGTCGAGAGCTTGGACGACGGCGCCTTCCGCAACTTCGAGAAGGCGTTCGTGAACCTAGGTTATCACCGGCAGGCGGGCTTCTATCTCCCGCTGCTCTATGACTGCGGCGTGCCTTGCACCGACTTCTTCTTCGTGGCCGTGGAGAAGTGCGAGCCATACGGCGTCGCCGTCTACAAGGTCAGCAACGCTGCGCTGCAACGCGGCCAGGAGGAGACGCTGCGCGACCTCACACGGCTCAAGGGCTGCATCGAAAGCAATCGCTGGCCAAATATGCCAGACGAGGTGCAAGAGATCGATCTGCCGGCGTGGTACAAGGAGACTTGGCTATGACGCTCAATACCATAGCTTGGCTGACGGTGCTCCTGATCGCCGTCGTCGCCTACGCGCTGCTCACCGCTCAGGATGGGAAAGGAGGCGACGAATGAAAGCCGCTGAGATCATCGCCGTCTGCTCGATTATGCTCTCGGCCGGCATCGGCGCCGGCTTTTTCTGGGGATTGCGCCAGGGCGAGCGACTCGGCCGCGACCGCGAATGGATGGATAGCTTCTTCCGCAACATCAAGCGCGACGCAGAGCGCCGCGACAAGTGCGGGAGGTTCAAAAAACGATGAGCGCCCGACCCAATCCAAAGTCCGAGGTGATCGACGAGATGGTCGCGCGCTTCGCCCCGTTCAAGGAAATCTTGGCCGCCGTGCGGATGCAGCAGGCCGCCGTTCGGCAGCGCATCTACAACCGAGGCTACCGACGCGAATACATCACTCACGAGGAGCGCGCGCATCTGCTGCGGCGCAGGGGGGTGAAGCCGTGAACGATCGAGAGATCACGCCTTACGAACGAATTGCCGAGCTAGAGGATCGGCTAAAAAAGCGAGCTCAGGATATCGTTGTCAGCGTGGCGCGCGAGCACGCGCTGCGTCAGACGATTGCCGAGCTCCAGCGTGAGAACGCCGCATTGCGTGAACAAATAGACGACTGGGAAAATGCGGTATTGCACGCCCGAGATAATCGATCCGAAGAGCAGCACTGCACGTGTGTGGCTCCACTACTCGGGAAGGTAAAACAACTGGAGCGCAAAAACGCCGCGCTGCGGGCCGCAATCGACGTCGCACGAAAGGAGGAGCCGTGAGCTATCCTCGACATCCGCAGGCCGAGGAAATCCAGCGCCGCCTGATGCAAATGCAGATGGTCAAGGAGATCATCGCAGACCTCCGCTGCGGCTGGCCCGCTATTAAACGCCAGCGACGCACGCTAGGGCTCAAGCTGATCTGGGCTACCGAGGCCGAACGCTACGCTATCGCTGAACGCCGCGGGCTAAACCGGAGGCTCGTCGCGTGAGCAAGCCGACCATCGCCGACCTCCCGGAGCGCTATCGGCTCCAGATCGCGCGGCAGCTGGCGCAGGCGCAGCGGCCTAAGACGATTGCGCGCGAGCCGGACCCTGCGCCCGAACCCAAGGTCAAGCGGGCCTTCGACCGCGCCGAGGTCTTCCTGCGCGCGCTGGAGGTGCGCGGCCTGCCGCGGCCCGAGCGAGAGTGGAAGTTCGAGGCGAAGAGGCGCTGGCGCTTCGACTACGCCTGGCCGGAAAGGATGGTCGCGCTTGAGGTCGAGGGCGGCGTCTGGACTGGAGGGCGGCACACGCGCGGCGCAGGCTTCCTCAAGGACGTCGAGAAATACAACCGCGCGGCCGTCCTCGGCTGGCGCTTGCTTAGGGTCACGCCGGACAAGCTGGTCTCGGCCGGCACGTTTGAGATGCTGAGACAGATTTTTTGTTTGAGGGATCAGCAACCTCAAGCAAGCTGAGGACAAAGCGGCGAGGTGAGACTCGTACCGTATGTCAGCAAACATCACATTTCCCCGGCCGTCTGCGTCTGCACCGAGTTCGTCGTTGTCTCGGAGCAAGTCTCACCGCAGGCGGGCCGGGGTCTTTGTTTGCATATGAGTAAGCGATTTACTGAAACGGCAAAGTGGGCCGACCCGTGGTTTCGGGCACTCACCGCCAAGCAAAAGTGCCTCTGGCTTTGGTTGTGCGACAACTGCGATTGCGCGGGCGTCGTGCCGGAAGTCGACTGGGGGCTGGTTTCGTTCCAGATCGGCGAGCCTTGCACGGCGGACGACCTAGCATCGTTCGGCGACCGAATCGCTAGCTGCGAGCGCGGCTTCTGGATTCGTAAGTTTGTTGCCTTTCAATGGGGTTACATCAGCGAGGAGCATCCGTCGATGCCTCAGCGTGGGGTTATCAAAGCCTTAGAAAGAGCAGGCATACCCTTGGCAAAGGCTATTGAAAGCCTTCCGAAAGCCTTTCCAAAGGGTTTAGAAACCCTTAAGGATAAGGATAAGGATAAGGATAAGAAAGAGGATAGGGTGCAGGGAAAGGAGAAGGAGCCGGAGGTTGATCCGGTCTTCGACGCCTTCTGGGCCAACTATCCACGCAAGGAGGGCAAGGGCGGCGCGCGGAAGGCGTTCGCCAAGCTGGCCGACAAGGACCGCGTCATCAAGGCCGCGGCTCAATACGGCGAAGCGGTGCGCCGTTGGCCGGCCGATGATCGGCAGTTCGTTCCGCATCCGGCGACCTGGCTCAATGATGGCCGCTTCGAGGACGACCCCACATTGTGGGAGCGTAAGTCTGCGTCTCAACCCGCGAAATTCTACGGTGACAACCAATCTTGACCACGAGCGCCTGCTGCTCGCCTCCGCGCTGCTCGACGACGGTCGCACGATGCAGGCGATGCTCGGCGGGGGCATCACGCGGCGCAGCTTCTGCGATTCACGCAACCAGATAGTCTTCGACACCTTGTCCGAGATGGTCGCGGCCGGGATGGCGACGACGGACGACGTGCTCTACGCTGAACTGATCGCCAAGCAGCGTTTCGAGGCCGCAGGCGGGCACGCCTACATCGTGGGCCTGACCAGCGCGGCGCCGACCTCGCTCAATGCGAAATATTACCTCGAGCGAGTCCTCCGCCTCGCCGTGGCGCGCGACGCCGTCCGAATCGCCCAACGCATCGCCGAGCGAGTTGAGCAGGAGGCTGAGGCGACTGAACCCCTGGCCGAGTTGATCGCGGGCGGGGCTCGCGACCTCCTGAGCATCGCCGCAGGCTCGGACGCTGACGGCGAGGAATCCTGGGACGAGCTCGTCGAGCGAGCCAAGGTTGAGCTTGAGCAAAAGATCCTAGGCGAGCAGCGGCGCGAGCTGATGCCGTTCCCTTGGCCGATCTGCAACCAGCGCTTCGGCGAGATGGAACGCCAGCAGCTGGTCGTGATCGCCGGCCGCTCCTCCTCGGGCAAGTCCTCGCTCGCGCGGCCGATCCTGGCTCACCTCGCGAACCAAGGGCGCCGTTGCTACTACGTGACGCTTGAAGTCGCCCCGCACAAGGTGCCGCTTCAGATCGCGGCCTCGCTCGCCGGCGTTGGGCTACGGCGCGTCTACGCCGAGCATCCAGCGTCGCAGGCCGAGATCTGCAAGGCGCTGGTCGAGCTCCGCGGCAAGAACATCACGGTCTCGAGCCGCGACTCGTCACTCGCTCGCATCGAGGCACGCGCCCGCGCGCTGCACGCCGGCGGTGGGCTCGACGTGCTCTTTGTCGATCACGGCGGGCTGGTTAAGGAGATTTACGAGGCCAAGGGCAGCAGCGAGAAGGTCAACGCCTGCGGGATGGTCACCAAGACGTTGAAGCGCATCGCCCGCGAGCTCGACATCCTCGTCGTGATGCTTTGGCAGCTAAATCGCGAGAGCGCCAAGGACGGCAACCGCGAGCCGAACGTCACCGACCTCAAGGACTCAGGCAGCGTGGAGGAGGACGCCGACAAGGTCATTCTGATCCACCGGCCCAACGAGGACGCGATCACCGGCCAGCAGCAGCGCGACACCGACTTCGAGGCTGACCGGCCGAGGTTCTTCACGAACGTCATCCAGGCCAAGGGCCGCGACGACGGCACCGCCGCTCAGTCCTTCTATTTCACGCGGGCAACCGCAACCTTCAACCCAGCAACAAGATGAACGAAACGATCGAACGCCTAGACAACGTAGCAATGCACTTGCTTACCGAAAACGCCACGCTTTCCCGCGTGATCCGCCATTGCAAGGAACGCCAAGAGGAGGTGATGGCGCGCCTCAAGCACATCGAGGGGCTCCTTGCAAAAGAACGCGATTTGCGGGGCGATCGGCATCCGATGGCTACCCAGACATTCACCGGGCAATCGGACAGTCAGAAAACGCACGCAATGGCCGTTTCCGCTTGACGGAGCGGCAAGCAGACACGCCAATTTAGGCCAGAGTGGCACGGAAACCTAAAAACATAACCGCCCACACCTGGGCCAAGCATCTCAAATTGAATGCGAAGCTCGGGTCGGGTAAACGGAGGTCAAGTGAAGCAAGACGCAGATCGTTTGGAACTTGAGGCGTTACGCCTCGC